TTCAAGTAAGTGCTGGCCGATACTTGGTTGAAGGTATTCTCAACCCCAACAACATTGATTCAGCTAATACCACTTGGTCAGGGCTGAACAATTTGGGTGGAGGATTCCAACCTAGTTTCACACAGTTTGCAACTGCTCCGCGATATACCGGTGAAACCACAGGCGGTGTAACATCCAGTTTGTTTGGTACTACTGGCGGCTTCTCCAAGTCAGGTACCAAAGTGCTGTTTGGCGGATCAGCGATTAGAACCTTCAGTGGATTAACGTTGACCAACGTGTCAAGCTCAGGGTCCTCAGCCAACGTCACAGTACAGTTAACGGCTTCTGGTACAAGTTACACTAATTCAACCACTCAGATCTCAATACAAAATGCTGGTACAGGTTATGCTGTGGGAGATACTGTGAAGATTTTGGGCAATGCGTTGGGTGGGGGCACCCCGTCTAACGATTTAAACATGACCATTCAAGCTATTACCACTGAACTAAGTGGCGGCGAAAGGCTGTTTGCTATCCCGATATCTACTACCAATTCGGGAGTGCTGGATTTGAGCTCAGTTAAACAGATTGGAACCAGTGGTATACCAGGCACAGGAACCTATCCCAACGGACCTGAAGTGTTGGCAGTGCAACTTACCGCATTGACCACACAGTCAAGTCCAGTGGGAGAAGTTCAATTGCAATTCCAAGAATCTCAAGCCTGATCAGGCCTGTTTGGAAACAACAAAATCCTGCGCAACACGCAGGATTTTGTTTTGTACTGTGTCCATATTCACAGTACTCCAAAGCCCGGGATGCAAAGGTTTGGGCCATGTGCCTTCGTCAATCCAGGCATAGCCCAAGTGCTCGTTGTTGAGCACAGGAACAAATTCATCATCTACCACACATACAAATGTGTGATATACAAACTTATTGTCAGCTGAAGTAAATTTTTCAATGGGTACCAGTCGACGATATGCAGGAAAGCTACCTAGCTCTTCGATGCATTCTCGCTCCATGCCACCTAGCAAGGTTTCACCTGGTTCAATTTTACCACCTGGCAGCCCCCAGGTTCCTGGGTGCTTGGCATCGTTTCTTAGTAGATACAGATAACGATTGGTTTGGTTGCTTCGAAACCAAACACCTACTGCGTTCACAATACCAGACTCCAGTCGCCGCCGGGGTAAATTCCTTGATAGCTTTTGATCCATGAGCCGCCTGTCCATTCGTACTGTATGCCTGTGGTGAGGTTACTTATGTATTGAATTTGTGTTTGTTGCTGTGCGTAGAAAGTTACATCCCACCAGCTACCGTTGTATTCAATGATGTCGTTTTCTTGCGCTACTACAGGACGGTTTGACGCACCCAACCAGGCTGTTGCAGGAAATGCGTTGTTCACTGCACCAGTACCCTCAGTCAACAAGTATCGTTGTCCAGCAACTGCTGCTGGTAACCCGTTGCCAGGCGCACTGATCAAGGGGTTGATCACGGCATTCACTGGTAGCATGGTGTTTTGAGGTGCTGTGTCTTGGTCCACGCTAAACAACACAAAACGTTCATCGTTGGGATCAACCACTATTGTGCCAACCACTTCTGAACCATCGGGCTGTGTTAGTCGTATTTGACTGATACCAGGCCTCAGTACGCCATACATGCCAATCACAGCAGGCCATAGTAGCCCGCTGCCACTCACAATGTCTGGCGGTTCTAGGCTAGTATTTGGTTGATCCACAATTGCACGCTCTTGCAGTATTTGTATGCTGTTGCCAATCAACATAATTTTGTAGTTGAAAGGTGTTATAACCTGACGTGTACCCAGCAACAAATCACTGTTGGTCACTGCATCTCGTAAATCTCCTTGCGCATCGTACATGCTGGCAATCACACGTTCGATCACTCCCAGTTTCTTGACCTTGGCAGGAGAACTGATCCAGATAGGCAAGTTAAATCGCAACGTGCAAATATCTATGGGATTTTCTGTGGATATAGGTATAGTTCTACTAGACCATTGCACACTTTCTAATTCAACTACGCTCAAACTAGTCCAGTCAATGTAGTTGTCTGTGCTTTGTATTTCCAGTGAAGGATTGAACAAGGTTAAAATCTGTTCAAGTAACTGCATCTTTTGATTGGTGTTTGTGGTCCAAATATCCAAGTTCAAGGTCAGCTTGTAGGGCACAGGCATTAGTCGTTCAATAGTGAACGCATTGCCTTGGGAAGTTTCGTAGGTTTCTGTAACAGTGTCGTAGGTACGTTGTTTGACTGCAAAGCGAGACACAAAGTAAGGTTCTTGCATGCGTGGACGATCGTAGTCCAGTCCTGCAATATAAAAAGTCATCAACGGTGAGCTGGGCAAACTGTTGGCTGAGTTTTCTTGAATGATAGTCTGCGCATTTCGACTGGCATCACCGTAACGAACTGGCACACGCAACAGCGCATACTGGTCAGGATTGGCAGAATCTCGGCCGTACTCTATTTGGAACCCTGAAAAGATTCTAGTAAATTGCAGTAAGAAACGACGTATTTGGTCATCGTAAAAGAATTGTTGCATTGTTTATCCGCCGTTGTCGGCTCTGGGTTTGAGAATTTCGCTAAGGCTCTGGCGACTTGGAATCATGCCGCGATCTGTAGTACGAACTTCTGCTGTGTTATTTACAAAGCCTGAGCGTAGGGTCTTGTTATTTGGTCCATTGTTGAGATCTGTGCGAACATTGTCTTCGATACGTACCCAACGATTGCCATCAAAGCGGAACAAACGATTGGGCAAGTAATCCAACCGCAAAGCGTAGTCTCCGCTGACTGGGCTGTCCGGGAAGCTTACTCCTGGAGTGACTGGGAAACCGTTTGGTGCTTTGCCATCACCGGTTAAGTAGCCCAGGGTATATCCAAATCCGCGAGGGGTAGAGTTCATACCACCTTCGGTGCCGTCTACTGTGGTAGTAGAACTGGTATTGAGTCCCACAGGGTTGGCAGGCTGTCCATTTTCCAACGTGGGAGTAATATAAAACTTGTCAACATCGTAGCCACTTAATGGAACTTCAACATCGGCCTGTGCAAGTATAGCATCATTGATTTCTTGATCCTTGGTGCGAGTGGTCATTTGATCACTCTGGGTCAACGGTGTGTACTCCAGCCAATAACTGGTGTTGTTGATAGTAGTTCCTGCAGGCACATTTTGCACAGCCTGATAATAAGTGTTACCGTAATTAACAACAGTACCTGCAGGATAGAAATTGTCTGAGTCCCAGATATTCTCTTGGACCATGGGTTTTTTGAGTACGTCTTTGTATTCTTGTGCGTTGACCAAAGGTGTGGCTTTCACACGCCAAAGGTGTGGCAACCAGGTTTGGCTGAATCCTTCGGATGCAAAAGCAGCGTCTTGAATCACATAATACTTGGGCAAGGGTTGTGGAATAGCCGGATTCAATGGATAGTAGTCTTTCAGTGTAGGAATTTCTAAAACGTCACCATTCATGAGTTTGCGCCCAAATTCATCAATCATGCGATTGTAGTGGAATGTGATAAACAGGGTGTCGTTGTTTAAAAACAATCCAAATTGACTTAAATCAAAATCAATGTCCTGAGTCTGGAACACTCCGCGCATGACATACACGTCTTGATCGTATATTCTGTCGCGGTTTTCTAACAACAGCAGATCCTGTATGTTCAGCGGGCTCTGTGTTTCATACACAGGCTGTGTGGCATCAGCATTGCCTGAAAATGCCGAATCTTCGCCGCCAGTTTGTGGACCCATGTATTTGTGGATGTAGATGTCCACACCCCCAACAGTGTACATCTCTCGGATGGTACGATCCAAAAATTGATAATCACGGGTACGATTCGGGCGGTAAAGGCTTAAACGGGGCATAGTCCATTATTTATGGGCGGTTGACCAATAAATCCCAAAGTGCTATAATACACACTTATCCACTCTAGGAGTATGGTATGAAAGCCGCAAACTTTGTAGCAAAGTACACAGGTCCAAAAGGCAAGGGCTTTATACAGTCTTATGACAAAGTAAAAGCCACAGAAAAATGGGTAGAGTATGCTCTTGACATTGTAGACATGAGCCGTATAATAATGTCTGCAGACTTCAACACCAAATGGAAACTAGCAGAAGCTCTGGAAGTAGCAGAGCGCAAAAAAGCCTGGATGTATAAACACAAAAATTTTGACGTTAAACGTGCCGCAAAACTTTTTGACACTGTAAAAAACTTGCCCAAGACTAAGTAAGGAACAATTATGATCGCAACCAAATCTGTCAAGCCCTTGAACCCTCGTAGTGCCGATACCAATGCCATGGGTATGGAGCCCACGTGGCGAGTGCAACCCACAGACAATCGTATCAGCGCATTTAGTCATGCGTTTTCTTGGTACAATTATTTTTACAGCAAAAAAGATGCTCGTGAGATGATTGTAAACTATTTGGAATTGCATGGTCGTAAAGCTGACGTTCGTACACTCAAACGCATTCCTGACAGCTCAATCCGACTGACCACAGGTTGGCTGTGCCGTATGAGCATGGTGGGACTAGAGCTCACGGATCAAGAACAGATCAAATTGGACAACTTGCTTAAAGAAATTTTGGAATCCAAGCAAGATGAAGAAGCAGAAGAAGCGCCACCTGCGGAAGATGCAGTGCCTAAAATCACTATCCAGGACCGACTGCGAGAAAAAGTCAGCGAGTGTGCTGGTGAGATGGATGGCTTGTTTGACGAGTTTATTGCGTCAGGTGCCAAGCTCAATGCAGACTACAAGCCAGTGATGCTCATGCGTTCAATGAACATTGCTCCACAAATGGTCAATGACATCAAGCAAATCTGGACTCGTAAACTTGTAGAGTTTGACGAAGCAGTAGCAGGCAAGGATGCAGACCTGACGCAGGGCTACGGCTATTTGACCAAGGTGCAGTTGAAGAATTGTGTAAAGTTCTGTGAGCTTGTAATTTCAGACTGCGGCGCCTATGTGCAGATTAAAAAGGTCGAGCGCAAGCCACGTGCAGTTAAAGCAGTAAGTCCAGAAAAGAAAGCCGCAAAGTTCAAGTGTATAACAGAATTTGCAGAACTCAAACTCAAAGGTCTACCGGCTGCCAGCCTGGTAGACAAAGCAGAAGCCTGGTTGTATGATACCAAAAAACGCAAACTGATTCATCTTGTGGCAGACGAATACGCCAAAGTTTTTACTGTGAAATCCAATGCTGTCATTGGGTTTAGCACAGTAGAGAGCCAGCAAAAAACTGTGCGCAAGCCCGCTGACGTGCTCAAAGCCATGGGTGCCGCAGGCAAGCCAGCCGCCCGTAAGATCTACAAGGACTTGACCACTACAGAAACACCGTTCAACGGACGTGGTACAGAGAACTTGATCATTCTAAAAAGCTGGTAAATAAAGGGGACGGAGTCCCCCAATGGCAGAACAGCAACAAAACAGTCTCGAAACTCTCAAGCAAAATCTCAATGATTATGTACGGCTTCAACTTGGTGGCGATATCGTAGACATCGAGTTGGACCCTGCACACTACGAAACAGCCTATCAAAAAACCATTGGCACTTATCGTCAACGTGCGCAAAATGCCTATGAGGAAAGCTATTCCTTTATGGAACTGGTACGTGACGTAAACATTTACCAACTACCGCAAGAAGTTGTTTCTGTAAGACAAATATTTCGTAGAACTTTTGGTGATTCCACTGGGCCATTTGCATCAAACTTTGACCCGTTTGCACAGGCCAGTTTGAACGTGTATCTCATGAACTTCAACGTAGCCGGTGGCCTTGCTACCTACGATTTCTACAGCCAGTACGTAGAACTAGCCGCACGTATGTTCGGCGGTTATGTGAACTATACTTTTAATCCAGTGACCAAAAAATTACAGATCATTCGTGATCCCAAAGGCACTGGAGAAAATGTGTTACTGTGGACCTATAACCTCAAACCTGAAATCAATTTACTCAGCGACTATCAGATTCAGCAATGGATCAAAGACTACATGGTTGCCAACTGCAAAATGATTGTGGGCGAAGCACGTGAAAAGTTTGGTACCATTGCTGGACCACAAGGTGGCGGCACTCTAAACGGCGCAGCCATGAAAGCTGAAGCCAAAGAAGCCATGACAGCTCTAGAAGAACAACTCAAACTGTACATGGATGGTTCGCAACCGTTGACCTGGGTAATCGGCTAATCACTTGTAGACTTAGAATTAGAATTCTGTTATACTTGTAGTATGGCAGATTTAATGATCGACTTAGAAGGGCTTGCAACAGGCCCAGACACCTGTATTTTAACCATTGCGGCACAGAGCTTTGACCCGTTTGGGCAGGGGTATTCTGGCCAGAGTTACTACGCCAGAATTACACTAGAAAGCCAAGAAGATCGTGCCATTGACCAAAGCACCATTGAATGGTGGGCCACACAACCTGCTGTGGTGCGCGACGAAGCGTTTGACGAACAAGATCGTATTCCCCTAGACCAAGCATTGGACCAGTTAGGTCGGTTGATTTGGCACTCCAACAGAATCTGGGCACAAGGTCCCACATACGACATGAACATTCTTGAGCATGCTTACAAGAGCTACGGTAAAGCATTGCCTTGGAAATTCTATGCAGTTCGTGACAGTCGTACAGTGTTTAGCCTATGGCCAGATCAGCCCATTCCTCCTACAAGCCATCATGCACTAGAAGACTGTCGCAGACAGATTGGTATGTTGCAACGTACCCTAAAACACCTTAACGTAACCCAACTCAAATGACCCTTCCTAAACTGCTGATCATTGGCAATGCTCGCCATGGTAAAGATACTGTATGTGATATTCTACGTGAAGAATTTAACTACAGCTTCCGCTCTAGTTCAGACTTTTGTGCGGAAAAGTTTATCTACAATGAGCTCAAACTCAAGTATGGGTACACCAGTTATGAGCAGTGTTTTGAAGATAGGCACAATCATCGTGCTGAGTGGTACGACATGATTCATGAGTATTGTCGGGATGATTATGCTCGATTAGGCAGGGAAATTTTTGCTGAAAATCAAATCTACTGCGGATTGCGCAACAAATCAGAGTTTCATGCCATGCGTAATACAGGTGTGTTTGACTTTGCTGTCTGGGTGGATCGCAGTGATCATTTGCCAGCTGAAGACAAGTCTAGCATGAGCTTGGAAATCTGGATGGCTGATTATGTAATTGATAACAATGGCACGTTAGAAGATCTCAAGCGCAACACACGTGAGTTAGTTACACGTCTGGTTGCAAATCACCAGGCCGCCACACTGAATCAGTTTTTGCTAAATCGACTTCACAATTACGGCACACTGTTTTAAGATTCTTTTGAGTGACATTGTTAAGATCACCATCCACATGATACACTAGAGTTTGTGCTGAATAGCGGGCTTTGAATCCGCAACGATCGCATGTCATTTTCTTCTTGTACCCTGCTGCCTCCCAGCGGGGTGTTCTTTTTTTAAGGCCACGTCCTTTGCGCAAGCAGTTGTCACAGCGACTGCGATAGTGCTTGACTCCGTCTTTGACGTAGTTCACAGCACAAGATTTTTGATTACAGGCCTGGCACACGGGTCTTTGCATGCGGTATTTATGGTGGACCTTTGCCAAAGGGCAACGTAGAACGGCGATTTTGGAAGATATCTATAAATATTGATATCTTGAAAAGGAATTGACCATGGCTCTAGTATCACCAGGCGTAGAAGTAACAGTAATTGACGAAAGTCAATATATCCCTTCTGCTGTCAACACAGTACCTTATTTTCTCATCGCCACAGCACAGAACAAAATCAGTGCTAGTGGAATCGGTGTAGCTCCAGGTACCTTAGCAGCAAATGCTAACAAAACATATCTCATCACCAGTCAGCGTGATTTGGCTGCCACTTTTGGCGTGCCATTCTTCTATCAGACCACTGCTGGTACACCTATCAACGGTTACGAACTCAACGAATACGGTTTGCTTGCTGCATATAGTTCATTGGGCATTACCAATCGTGCTTATGTTCAGCGTGTGGACATTGATTTGTCAGAACTTACTGCTAGCTTGAGTCGTCCTACTGGTAACGCAGAATCTGGCAGCTACTGGCTAGATGCCGCAAATAGTGTCTGGGGTATCCAGGAATGGAACCAAACCACTGCAACATTTACAGTAAAAACACCGCTGATAATTACCGAAGACACAGATGTAGTCAACGCAGGCAGCGGAAACTATGCCCCATTGCAAAGCATTGGTAGTATTGGCGACTACGCAGTAGTTGAACAAGCTGTTGATATTCCAATCTATTACAAAAATACCAGCAACCAATGGGTGCAGTTGGGAACCAATGCCTGGAAAGACAGCTGGCCTACAGTGACCGGTACTGGTACCCCAACTTCTCTGGTCAACGGCTATGACCTCTTCATCAACGACAGTTTGGTTGCTGTGGGATTCAACGGAACCGCAGCCACAGTAGCTGGATATGCGCAGGCCATCAACGACACCAACATCACTGGTGTTTCGGCTGGTGTCAGCAGCGGTAAGTTGGTTATATATGCGGATTCTACCGCAGCCAACGATGGTTCAACACTGAGCAACAACGGTTTGATTACCATTGATGCAGGTCCTAACAACGGATCTGTGTTGCTAGCTAGCCTTGGACTTTTAACTGGTGAGTATGCAGCACCAACTTATTTGCCTGCATACAGCTATCAGGCTCCTCGTTGGAGAAGCACAGATACAAGTCCACGCCCTACTGGTTCTATCTGGAATAACATGAGCCCAGCAAACAATGGATTAAACATTGTTATGCGGGTGTACAATGCTGCACTGGGAACGTTTGTTGCACAAACAACTCCAGCATATGGGAATTTCGCAACAGCAACTTATGGTCTTGATCCAGCAGGCGGCGGAAAAAATATTCCTGTTGGCACAACTTACATTCAATGGAATAATAATCAGCTCAATACTGGTGGTATAATATCAGCTGCCTTTACCATATTCAAACGATATGCACTAGGAGCCACAGTAGTCACATCCAGCATCAACGATGCAGTTTTTAGCATTGGCAACAGTTTCCAGATTAGAGTAACCGAAGCAGGATCAGACGCCTTTGCTGGTCCGTACCTTGTAACATTAGCTGGAACAACACCTACAGATTTTGTTACTGCGGTCAGTGCGGCTAATGCTCCTTACACAAGTGCTTCTATCAACAGTGATGGATATATTGTGTTTACCCATTCCCAGGGCGGAACAATTAGTCTAACTGACGTTTCTGGAACACCAGTTGCGTTGGCTGGTTTTACTGCAAGTACCCCATTGTGTCGAGCATCAGGTACATTTGCCAATACATTAGTATTATCTAACTGGGTAGCTTCTCCACTGTTTACATACACCGCCAGCACCACAGCACCGGACCAAGATCCAGCAGATGGACGCCTGTGGTACTATAGCACCGTAAGCGAAGCTGACATCATGATTCAAAACAACGGTGCCTGGACAGGATATCGAAACGTCACTAACGACGTTCGCGGTTTTAACCTCAGCTTGACTAACGTTGCAGGTCCTATTGTTGCTGCTACAGCACCAACTACACAGACAGATGCCAACACAAGCCCATTGCAACTTGGCGATTTGTGGATTGATACCAGCGACTTAGAAAATTATCCTAAACTGTATCGTTGGGAACCACTAAATGGCGTGAGCCAATGGGTGGCAGTTGATACATCAGATCAGGTTAGTGAGAATGGTATCTTGTTTGCCGATGCACGTTGGAGTTCAACAGGTACTGTAGATCCCATAGCTGATCCTGTACCATCCATTGTATCATTGAATACTGGAACTGGTGCAAACTATTTGGATCTTGATGCTCCTAATCCAGCTCTATATCCTCAAGGTATGTTGTTGTTTAACACTCGTCGCAGTGGCTACAATGTCAAGCGTTTTGCATTAGACTATTTTAATACTGAAAGCACCGACTACAGTGTTGATGCCTATTCTGCAACAACCGTGTATGTCTACAATGACTTTGTGGTCTACAACGGCATCATCTATGTGTGCAAGCTTGCACCTCCAAGTGTGGGAACCGCACCTACCAACACAACCTATTGGTCTGTGATTGATACCAACACCTGGGTAACTGCCAGTGGCAACAAAGACAACGGATCGATGTGGTCAGGACGTCAGGCTCAACGCCAAATGGTAGTTGAAGCACTGAAGAGTGGTATTGACACCAGCAGTGCTGCACGTGAAGAACAAAGCTTGTACAGCTTGATTGCTACACCTGCTTATCCTGAACTGATGCCTAACATGATTGCACTCAGCAACGAGCGTAACAACACCTTGTTTGTGGTAGGCGACACACCAATGCGTCTGCCATCTACAGGAACAGATCTTGCTGCATGGGCTACCAATAACAACGGTCTAGGTTTGCCAACAGAAGATGGTTTGGTTTCTGCTAGCCAGTACATGGCCACATTCTATCCAAGTTGCCAGACCACAGACTTGTCAGGTAACCCAGTGGTCACAGCACCAAGTCACATGATGATGAGAACAATCATCCGCAGTGACAGTGTAAGCTATCCATGGCTAGCACCTGCTGGTACACGTCGCGGTGTTGTGGACAACGCCACAGCAATTGGTTACATTGATTCTACCACAGGTGAGTTTATTCAAATCAACGTGGGACAAGGTATTAGAGATGTGCTGTATGAAAACGACATCAACCCAATTACCTTTATTCCAGGCGTGGGCATTACCAACTTTGGTAACAAGACCACAACCAGCATTACCAGTGCACTGGATCGTATCAACGTATCACGTTTGGTTGCGTTCTTGCGTGGACGCTTGGAAGAGATTGGCAAGTTGTACTTGTTTGAACCCAACGACGAAATTACTCGTAACGAGATCAGTAACACCGTCAACAGTTTGATGATTGACTTGATTTCTAAGCGAGCAATCTACGACTACTTGGTAGTGTGTGACTTGAGCAACAACACACCTGCACGTATTGATCGTAACGAGCTGTGGGTAGACGTTGCCATCGAACCAGTGAAAGCAGTGGAGTTTATCTACATTCCATTGCGCATCAAGAACACTGGTGAGATCTCTGGAGCAGCAGCCTAATAAACTGGGGGGTTAATTTTTAACCCCCCAGTTAAGGTAAATAAAGACATAGGAGATATAAAAAATGGCAGTTTCATCATTACAGAGAATGACAGTACCGTTGGCCAGCGATCAGAGTTCAAGTACTCAAGGTTTGCTGATGCCCAAACTCAAATATCGCTTCCGCGTGATGTTTGAAAATTTCGGAGTGTCAACCCCTCGTACAGAATTAACCAAACAAGTGATGAGTTTTGCTCGTCCCAACTTGAGCTTTGAAGAAATCACATTGCCTATCTACAACTCAACACTGAAGTTGGCAGGCAAGCATACCTGGGCAGATACCACTTGTGAAATCCGAGACGACGCCTCGGGACAAGTCAGTCGCTTGGTTGGTGAGCAGATACAAAAGCAAATGGACTTCTTGGAAATGGCTTCAGCAAGTTCTGGTATCGATTACAAGTTCTTGACTCGTTTCGAAATCCTAGACGGCGGCAACGGAGCCGAACAGCCTAACGTGCTAGAGACCTGGGAATTGTATGGTTGCTATCTCAAGAGCGCTGATTATGGTGCCATGAACTATGGTGAGTCGGCACCGGTGACAATCAACATGACCATTGCGTTTGATAATGCCAACCAGATTCCTTATGGTGTTGGTGTTGCTACAGGCCTTGCAAGAACTCTAGGCGACGTTGTAACAGGTGCTGGTGGCGGGAGCGTCTAATGCCAGCTACCTGGGGACAGGACTTCCTTAAAGGTTTTTTTGGTACTGATACGCTGCGTGATTACACTCACGCAGCCAAAGTATTTAGAACTGACGGATATGAATTAAAGCCACGGTTTAAGTTTTTATTCCACGTGGCTTTTTCTATTAACACCGCAGAAATTCCATCACTGCGCGGAGCATTGGGAGTAACTGATGTCAACAATATCAGTTACGTGGTAAAAACTGTTGACCTGCCCAAGTATGCTGTTCAAACCGAAACACTCAATCAGTACAATCGCAAACGCATTGTACAAACCAAGATCAACTATGAACCCATCAACATCACATTCCATGATGACGGCGGAGATCTGATGCGTAACTTGTGGTACAACTACTACAGTTACTACTACAAAGATCCTACTCAGCAGTATGGTGCAGCGAACAACACCAACGGCAGTATTGGTGCCCAAGGTAATCGTACCACTGGATTTGGCTACAACAGTCGCGACATTTACAACAACGATCGTATAGTCAACGACTGGGGCTATATCGGCGAAGCCATCAGCGATGGTGTTGCAGGTGGATCGGGCAAACCTCCATTCTTCAAAGACATTAGAATTTTTGGATTTGATTACCAGCAGAAATACGCAGAATATGTATTGATCAATCCGTTGATTACTAATTGGAGTCATGATACCTATGACTACAGTCAAGGCAATGGCACCATGCAGAATTCGATGACCATTGCCTACGAAACTGTGAAATACTTTCAAGGTGCTCCTAACAAACAAGCACCAGGATTTGCAGATCCTACACACTACGACACCAAGACTAGTCCTATTTCTCGACCAGGGTCAACTCAGACCATTCTCGGCCAAGGTGGTCTCCTGGATGCAGCCGGCGGCATATTCCAAGACTTGCAGTCAGGATCTGTATTGGGACTGATAGGTGCAACACAAAAAGCAGGCACAGCTTACAATACCTTGAAAAATGTCAACATTGGACAAACACTTTCCAATGAAGTAAAACGTGGTGCAGTGCTGGCAGCACAGGCCGCTATACCAGGAGCCGTAAGAGCTGTTGCTAACACCAATGGTGGGTGGTCTTTTCCGACCACAGGTGCAGGAGCATCACAAGCAGCGTCTTCGGGTGTACAACCACCAGGTATTTGATAACTGAATAATTTTATGTCAACTGTTAATCAAACCAATCTCAATCAAGATCTCACTGTTAGAGTGTTTGATCGTTTTTACAAATACGAAGCCAGTATATCTTCCAGTGAATGGGACGTGGTATATTCGTATTTTCGAAGTACAATGACCACGGACCGTGCAGCTAGTAATTTTTCCAGTGCACTGTTTAGAGTTGCACAAGAAACTGGTACATCTGCACTGACACTGTTACAGGCATTTCAAGGTGCATCTGGAATACAGTTGACAGTTACTTTGGCTTATTACCTTAATCTTATTCGCAGTCGCGCTACCTTGTTGGGTGTTGGTGCAGCGGTATCGCCTAATGTTAATGCAGCCAGAGCAGTGTTACAATGACCAAATGGGCGCAAGGTTTTTATCAAATACAAAATCCTGACAAGTATGTAGGCACCAAGCAGCCTAGATATCGTTCAGGGTGGGAACTCAGCTTCATGCGATTTTGTGACACAAATACCAATGTGCTACAGTGGGCTAGTGAAGCCATACAAATACCTTACAGACATCCGCTCACAGGCAAACAAACCATTTATGTTCCAGATTTCTTGATAACATATCGCACTCGCAACAATACCATGCGAGCAGAACTAGTGGAAATCAAGCCCAAAAAGCAAAGCGTGGTTGAGTCAAAAATGAGCAGCCGAGACCGTGCTGTGGTAGCCATCAACTATGCCAAATGGGCGGCAGCCCAAAAATGGTGCCAGCGCCAGGGCATCACATTCAGAGTAATCACAGAAGACCAAATGTTCCACAACGGTCGAGGATGACCCTATAAATAGGGTATGACTCGTAAACTGGAAGAACTTTTTGATTTGCCTCCCACAGAGCAAGAGATTGACTCTGCTATCCCAACATTGCCAGCCAATCGCGAAATCCTGGCAGCACTAGATGAAACCATTGACAAGATAGACGAAGCTTTGCCGGCTGTGCGCGGGCTAGACGCCACAGACACTGAAATGGACGATCTTGCAGACCTGGCCAAAGGCAGCTACAAAGATCTCATGGATCTGGGCATGCAGGTTGATTCAAGGTTTGCCAGCGAAATCTTCAGTGTAGCTTCAAACATGTTAGGCCATGCAATCACAGCCAAAACAGCCAAGCTAGACAAAAAACTCAAAATGATTGACTTGCAACTTAAAAAAGCAAAATTGGACCAAAGCCGGCCCGAAGACCCCAATGCAGGCGTTACACAAACTGCACAAGGCATGGTTTTGAGCCGCAATGATTTGCTAGAGCGTTTGCTTAAAGGCAAAGACCAAAACGCAGCAAAAGAATAAATATACAATAGGACACTGACATGAAACCATTTGCAAAATACCTGGCCGAAAGTGAACGCACATACCAATATCGTATCAAGATAGTTGGCGACGTGCCCGCAGGCTTTATCAAAGACCTTGAGTCAAAGATGTCGCAGTTTGATGTAGCCAAGATGGGCTCGCCCAAGACTACACCTGTGCGTAAAAACATTCCAGACTTCCCGGCCTTCCCCAATCAGCCGCTGACCATTGTGGATGTGGAGTTTCGCTATCCAGCTATCGAGCCGCAGATCAAGCAGTTGGCACAGTTGCTGGGCATGGATCCCAATCGTATTGTGATGAACACCGATGCCTATGAACAAAGCCTCGACGACGAAAACAAGAAGATTGTGGATCAGAACAAAAATCTGCTAGACGATCCTGAATATCCCAAAGATGACGCAGTTCAGCGTGCTCTCAAGAAAGACTATGCAACTGGCCCATATGACCATGCTGTGCTGAAAAATGCATATCGCACCAAGTTTACCATTGCTGGCGGAAAAACTCCTCCAGCTAAGACCACCAATGAGTTGCCACAGGGTGTAAAGAGCCCTATGACCAACATCAAACGTTCACCCAAGCCAGCAACTGGCGCAAACCCAAGAGGATAATACAATGAGTTTCTTTTACAACTTAAACAACAAACTAAACGCCATTCGCGATTTGCCCAGTGTTACACATGGTCAACTCAATGAGCGTGACATGAGCCGTGCTGCCAAGGGCTACGAAAAGTACGGTAAAGAAGGCATGGAGGCCTTGGCCAAGGCCGGGCGTGAAGGCAAGGCCTTGGACCCTGTGCGTAAAAAGTACGACAAGTATGATAACGAAGTAGACGAAGGTGCTTATCAAGCAGGTCCAGACAAGAGTCAGATCCCTGCTGTGAAGCGTCCTGGTAACAAAATGACCTTACAAGATCTTGAAAAAGAACGCACACAGAGTCCTACCAGTCCCGAAGGCCTGAAACGTGCTCAACAACGTCTAGGACAACAGCACCCACTCAAAGAAAAGATGAGCCCAGAGAAAGCCAAGAGCTTTGCTGCACTGGCTGAGCCCCGAGACAAGATCACTTTTGCTGACAAGATTGCCGGTGCCAAAAAAGAAGTTGACGAAATGCTAGGCGACGTGGCCGCTGAAGCAATGAAGCAAGCATTAGGTGGCAAGAAACAAGTTGTTGCCAGCGAAGACGATGATAACAATCCATTCACGTCCTGGAAAAAACCACGTGCTGACAAACCAAAAGTTGGCAGTGTCGAGCGAGGTCACAAGCACGATATTGAACACACCGCTACAGGTCGCAAAGTCACACGACGAGTAGACGATCAAGGCATGAGCGTTGGAAGTGAAACCGATGACGAAGGCAACAAGTTAGAGAAACGCGGTCGTGGACGTCCCAAAGGCGCACCCAAGGCTCCTGAGCGTGTAACAGCCAAGGCTACCAAGCACAAAGGTGGTCGTAAAATGGCCAAAGAAGGTGCTGATCATGGTCAAGCACAACAAATTTATGACGACCTTGCTGATATTCGTGCAGCGGCAAAGCAAGCACAGCGCGGCGGCGAATTCCCACAAGGTTTTGCTAGCCGGTTAGAGTCTGTGTTGTATGCAGCAATGACCCTGATTAAAAATCAACAATCAGGTGACGCACAAGTTAGAGAAGAAGAGCTTGACGAAAAAGCTGTAAGCAAAAAGCAACAAAAGTTCATGGGCATGGTCCATGCAACGCAAAAGGGCGAAAAAGCCCCGAGCAAAGAAGTTGCTAAAGTTGCCAAGAGCATGGGCAAGAAAGACGCAGAAGACTTTGCTGCTACCAAGCACAAAGGCTTGCCTGAGAAGGCTCCCAAGAAGAAAGAAAAAACTGAAGAAGCCGGCGGCTCGGGTACACCTACCGCAAGCAGTGGTTTCAGCTATGGCAAAGGCATCTATGACAGCATGAACCGCGATCTTGAAGAAATGATTGCTGAAAGCATGAGTCGCCTTGACGCTACGCTCAACGAAAGCATGAGTATTAACATGAGCAACAGCACCGAAGGCGGTAAAAGTTTGACCATTACTGCCAGTGACGATGATGCAGTCAAGTTAGCAGAACTGTTGAAAAATGCAGGTCTTGGCGGCAACGACAGCGAAGGCTATGGTGGCGGTGGCTATAAGTCAGCCTGCGGTTGCGGTCAACCAGGCTGCGGTTGCAGCGACGAAAAAGTAGACGAAGTTGATATGAATCAACCTGACTATCCTACCAACACTGAAGAAGGCAATGCATTAGAATACAGTGGCGGCTTGAATGGCCCCAAGTCAACAGGACAAAGCACAGTTCCTGTGTTGGCCAGTCAAGATGATCGTCAACACAGCTATGCTGAAGCCGAAGAAGATGCTATCAAACGCATGATGGAAATGGCCGGAATCAAAGAAGCCAAAAAAGTCGACGAAGATGATGTAGAAGAAGGCAACAAGTTTACTGGTAACTTAGCCAAGGCCCGTGCTGCTGGTAAAAAAGAAGCTGACCTCGACGGTGATGGTGACATGGAAAAAGTTCAAGAAAGCATTTTTGGTTTAACTAACCAATGGCGAGCATACAAAGGATAATATCATGAGTAAAATTCTTAAAGAATCAGTATTGACCACTGTGCCAGTGTTGAATCCACATGCTCCAGCACCACAAACAGGACGTCAAACACCTGTGGAAATACCAGGCGTGCTGTACCAAACTCGTGAGTTGTACCAACCTGTGGTGTCACAACCCAACAAGGATGCCAAATAATGCCAGCCAATGTATACACCAGTTTGGCCAATGCTGTGGTCTACACTGACAAGCTGCAAATTTCCACAGCAGCCAATGCTGTAACTTATCAGTCGTTTGCAGTGTCGCTGGGTAGTGCTGCGGCAGCAGGCAACATTTATAGTGCACCAATCGCCATACCTGCAAACACTGTGTTTGAAGTGTATGCTGGCGCAGGCAATCGAGTCACTGTGACTGGAACACCTTTTACTGCACTAGAACTGGGCACAGCAAGCTCTGCTACAGCAGGTGTGATCGGCGCAGGCAGCTAATGCGAGCACAAGAGTTTATCACTGAGCGAGACGGCAAGATTGGAAAACGTCGTCAAGCTGCCACTGTAGGGTTGACCCTGTTCAGTGACGGCGAACGTGCCAACAGTGACTACACTCTGAATCGTGTGATGATGGCAGTGGCCATGGCTGACGGATCAGGCGATATACTGGATATGGATGAAAAAAGTTGGATAGGAAAAAAACGTGGTGCCTATCCATACACCAGAGTTGAACACGACATGCTGAAACAGGCATTCAAAGCAGCTGGTGCTGAATATACCGACCTAAATTCAGGCGACCTTGACAGTGAAGAACTAGCTAGTACCAACACTCAAAGCCCCGTGCAAGGCTTCAAAGGCTACTGATGCGAGCACGTGAATTCGTCACTGAGCAGGCTGACTTGCCCCCAGAAACCAAAGAACCCATGAAGAACACATTTGTGCTTCCCGGGCTGAGTGCGTCAGACCCGTATAAAAACTATCGTTTTGGTGTTGCAATGGCTCGTGCCAGAAGCGATCAAGCAGCAGACGATGTGAATGAATTTCGCCCAGAGTGGTCAGCAGAAACTGCCTTTGGCGAACATGCTGTGATTGTGGGTTTCAACAACAATGTTGATCCTGTGATTGATGCCGCATTAAAAATGACCAAGACGCCTGGCGGCAAAAAGCCAGTGAGCACAGCAGCCAGTGAAGAACCCAACTTCGTGGCAACTAAAAGTCCTTTAAACAGCTTTAAAGGATACAAATAATGGCAATCCCAGACCCAACTCAAGTAGCACCGTGGTATCTACGGAATATCAATCAAGCCCTGGAGCTTGACGAAGCGACTGGCAATGTTTTTATCAGAACAAATGCAGCCATTATTGGCAACGTGTCGGTGGGCAACGTTGCTATTGGATCAATAGGAAATATTGATCTTACAGGCAACACCATGCCAGTCACTGTAGAATCTGGCAATGTCACAGTGTACCAAGGCACTAGTCCTTGGGTAGTCACAGGCAATGTCAACGCCGCAGTTACTGGCAACGTGGTTTCTACTCTCAGTGGCAATCTTGCTGGAATCACAGCCAATGTCACAGTGGTAGATGGTGGCGGATCAATCACAGTGGATGGTAATGTCAACGCCAATATCACTGGTGGAAATGTCAACGCCATAATCACTGGAACCAATCTTGATGCGTTTGGTCGCATGCGTGTAAGCGAACCCTACACCTTGTTTGATAGCCAGAACATGTACATCAATGGTGGGCAGTTCAGCAATGTCACGGCCACTGGCGGCACTTACACTTATGTAGCCAATGAAAGCTCACACAACATGGCAGTGACTGCTGCCAATGGTTCAAGTGTGATCACACAAGCAAGATTTACACAGGCCTATCAGCCGGGCAAGAGCCTGTTGTTCATGGGTTCGTTTTGTTTTGCTGATCGTGCTGTGGGTTGTCGCCAGCGTGTGGGCTATTTCACAGACAAGAATGGTGTGTATTTTGAAGCAGATGGCGAAGATCTTTACTTGGTCATCCGCAGCAGCACCACTGGTGTTGTGGTAGAAGAACGCATAGCACAAACAGCCTGGAACGGCGACACATTGAAAACAGGTGCCGCCCCCAACCCATCTGGCATCAACCTCAACCCTGAACTCACACAAATATTCTGGTGTGACATTGAGTGGTTGGGTGTGGGCAACGTGCGAGCAGGATTTGTCATCAATGGCGAATTTATTGTGTGTCATCGATTCCAGCATGCTAACCAAGCTGGTAATACCACAGTGTACATGACTTCGGCCACGCTGAATCCCAGATACGAAATAACCAACACTGCCAACACCGCTGGTTCAAGAACCATGAAGCAGATCTGCTCAACTGTGATCAGTGAAGGTGGGTTTAGTCCCAGCACCAAGGTCCAGTATGTGACCAACAATACCAGTATAACTAGAATATCTTCAGCCAACACACTTGTGTCTTTGGCTAGCATCAGGCTCAATCCTGCCTATCCTGATGCTGTGGTGCTGCCC